GTCGGAAAGCGTGTCACGAATCGCATTAGCCTCGTTGCGACCAATTCCTGATGCGGGCGATGAGTTCGCCATATCAGCAAGAGCCATCTTGATGTAATGCGCGCCGCGGCCTGTCAGGTTTTGAACGTCTACAGATTCCCCGCGTTCTGCGGCAAGCTTTTGAGCGCGGCCAATTGCCTCCTTGACGGATGGGCGATCAAGCAGGCCAGCGGGAAAGGCGGAAGCATTTACCGGAAGACTGTCCGCGCTTCGGTACAGTTGACCTGCCGCCGCATCGCGAGCCGCGATAGCCGCGGCTTTGTCTGGCGTGGCTTGTGCCAATGCTATCTGCCGCGCCTCGTTATTTGCACTTTGGCGCATGGTGGATTCGTTCATCACCATCGGCGAGACTTGGCTAGCCGTGCGCTGCAGGGCCGCCAAACTCGGATTGTCGGCAACCTCGGCGACGGTGCGCTGCACCGCCGGGACGTTGGATCGATTGCCCTTCAACGCCTGTGCAAGAACCCGGGGATCAACCGCCGACGCATTGGAAATTGCATTCCCAACGATCTTTTCGCGGCCACTCTCATAAAGCGGATCGACAAAGCTTTTCGCAGTCTTGAGGCCCTGAATCAGCGCAGGGATGGCAGCGCCCGCAGCCGTGCCGATGCCGGCATTTTTAAGCGTTTCGGCCGTGGATACTGATGGCGTTAGAAGACCAGATGCTGCGCCAAGCAATGCGCCACCCGTAATGGTGTTTGCGCCAGGAATAAACGCCGTCGGCGCAAAAGCGGCAATGCTTCCAGCCATGTTCCCGGCCATACCAGCGCCGGTGTTCATCAATGACTTGTCAAGCTTGCGTGACTCGGCGACATCCTCCCTGCTTACCAGCGGGGTGTATTGTCCTGCGCCCCGGGCCAAGTCAGCAAATAGTTTCCCAAAGCCTGCGCGGAACTTATCCAATCCCGACATGCCCTCCGTCGGGTCCGGAGCCTGTTCTTGTGGGCGCGGAGCCTGAGAGCGGGCCAGCTTGTACGCTTGCGACACAACCTCAAACTCAGGCGTGCCCTTCTTGTCTTGATTCTGGACAATCCAAGCGGCGTAGTCTTCTGCCTTTGCCATCACCGACCCCCTAGGATTTTGTCGGCCTGATCCAAGATCGAGCCCCCATCAGACGACGGAGCTTGTACGTCAAGGTAGTTGACGATTCCCGCTGCATTCGGGTCTTGTCGCAGCCTCTCAAGGTTCGACTTGTGAGTTGCAATCCGCGAGTTCGCCGTTTTGCGCGTGGCCGCGATGAACGTCTTCAACTCCGGGACGGTCATTTCATTAATCTGACCCGATTCAGCCTTGCGCAGAATCGCACGCTCCGATTCGGTGATTTGGCCCTGACCCTTCATGGAGCCGGCCGCAGAAAGCTCTTGCCGCGCCAAGCCCTGCATCACGTTGCGGGTGTTTTGAAGCTGTTCAGTCGCGTCCTTGCCATTCACCCCGAGCACTTGGCCAATCTGAGCCATGGTGACGCGGGTATTGGCCCCCGGGCCGACGATGACGTTTTGTAGCCCTCTCTCGATCTGATCGAGGTTGTTCAAGGTGTTGACGGCCGAGCGAGCCCCGGCAAAGTCCGTCATGACCTGTTCGCCTGCACCCTTGCCCAGCTCGTTCAAGAATGGCTTTGTGGCGGTGTTGACATTGACGTTTGCCGCGCCCGACTTGGCGATTTCCTTCTTCGCGTTGACCATCGGCGCGTTGACAACAGGCACTCCGTTCGGGCCGGCCACCAGCAAATCCTTGTAGGGGTTGCCAGTATGGGCAATCGTCGGAGCCCCCTGCGCGGTCGGTGCGTAGGGGTTGACAAAGGTGGTGTTTCCTCCCGTGTTCACGCCTTCGAGCTTCGCGGGCGCAACCCCACCCTCTTGGAACGTGCTGATCGGGTTTGGTGAGTTGACGTTGACGTATCCCACGCGCTTGGAGCCGTCCTTATTGGGGAGTTCGAACTTCTCCCACTTTGGTGAAGCGATGGACTCTTTCAGAAGCGTGCCGCCGATCTGCTGGGCAGCGGGATTGCTGGACGCAAGGGCAAGCGCCATCGCCCGGTTACGGTCGCCCGGCACGGCACTTTGCATCGTCGCTTCATCGCCCATTTCATTGGCTGGCGTCTCGAAAGACGGCGAACCGCGAAGGGCTTGGATAACGTCTTGCAATTCCTGCTGACCCTGCGCCCGCTGACGCTGGCCAAGAGATACTTGGTCCTTGTCGATCTGCTCCAGGTCTTTGCGTCCGCTGAACTGGCGAAGCCCTGCGGCGAGGTATTCCAAAGGGTTGGGAGGGGCGTAGATGCGCCCGACCATCCGGCCTTGAGGTGCCTGAGTTCCTGCCAGGGCCTGGGCCATGGCGCGACGGCGCTCTAGAGCTTGCTGCTCAATGCCAAACTCATCTTGAGGAAAGGTCATGGCTGCCATTTAGAACCCCATCATCTTTCCGGCCCACGGCGATCCGAGGAATGCGCTTCCGAGGCTGAACAGGCCATTGAGAGGGCTGGAGGCATTCTCAGCATTTGCTGCATCAATCGATGCTCCATACTGCTGATTGGCTGCGTTCAGATAATCCGGCCCGGCTACATTGGGCTGCTGGGCAAAGCTGCTGAACGTGGGCATCGTCGGTTGAGAGCCTGTGCGCAAGGCGTTGATAAGGGCCAGCGGGCGGTCTTGCAAGTAAGCCTGTTCTTGAATCGCGCTTTGCCGGTTTTGGTTGTCCAGATTGATACCGTACAAAGCGGCCTGCAGTTCGGCGTCGGTCTTCTTCTGGTTGAAGTTGCGGAAGTCGTTCCCGAAAGCCTCCGAGCCAGCCGTGATGCCCTGATTGGCCAGTCGGGTGCGCAAGGCTTCTTCATCTTGAGCGAACTGCGGGTTCAGGCGCGACAGAATGGCCTGTTGTGCCGTCTGACCTGGCGCAATGGCTCGATCCGGGATGTTCGACATATCCAAGGTCGGGTCGCTCAGCGTTGCTGCGGCTTTGTCCAGCCCGGCGTTTGCCAGATCGGCATAGCGCCCCGACAGGCTGAGTTGAGAATCAAGCAGTTGTTGGACGCGAGGATCAAGCGTGATTGTCGAGGTCCATTGGTCAGGCCCATAGAAGCTTTCACGGTCGGGCGCTGCTCCGCGCTCACCGTAGATCGTCTCGTTCGCGCCAATGTCGGGGTTCCATCGCGATACAGTTCCGCCGCCCGCGTTGTAATCGGCCATGGCCTTGTCATACCCGGCCTGATCGAACGTGCGATTGTTCGTCCACGACTGAGTGCCATACGGCGTGATCTGCGTAGGGCGATTGGCTGCCGTGGTGTAGCGAGCAGCAGCGAGATTGCCGGCAGCGGTCTTTTCTGCGGCTGCGGTGTAGTCTGGAGCCGGTGGAGCTTCTGCTTTTCCCATGTCAGTCCTTCAGCCACCGGCATTGATCCGGTGTCATTTTGTAGATGATCAAATCGCCCTCTGGATGGGCGTCTTTCAAGGAGGCTTCGAATACAAATCCGAGCCGTTCAACAAAGCGTCTTGCGATGCGGTTCGACTCGGCTACTGGCACAGTGATGCGCCGAACCTTTAGTTGTCGAAACGGGTAGTCAAAAATGACCCGCAAATACTCACGCGAGGAAGCCCAATTGCCCTCGCCTGCGATGTGACAGATGACATGGGCGCGGTTCCAGTCCTCATACAGCACACCGGCTATGAGCTTCCCTGAGCGCGTCAGGCCGATTGCTTGGCCTCTGCCTGCAACCCATGTCCCGCCGCCTCTCTCGCACACCCAAGGGCCAATCAAGGCCGGGTCAGTGACGATCAAAGTACGCCGCCAAGCCTGTAGAGATAGTCCGAGGCGACCCAATGCACCTCAGATCCATTTGTTTGACAGGTCAGGCGAAGCGCCCCGGAATAGCCCATGTCGCCCACCGTCTGCCACGCGCTGAACGTCTCCAGCGACCCTCCCCAGACCATCGAGCCCCAAACCATCGAGCCCCAAACCATCCCCGTAGGAGGCGTGTAGGTCAGCGTCCCGGTCGCAGGTTGCGGGTCGAAGTTGGTGTTGAGCGTATACAGGATCGAAGGCGTCCCCGAGGTCATGACCGTGGGGCGCACCATCGTGAAAAGCTTGTCCTGCGTCGTTGAGCCAAAGTAAGAAAACGCCTGAAGACCATCCGCGATGATGGCTGAGGTGTTGTCAAGATACCCGTTCCATGCCTTGCAGACGACTCCATCCCCACCGAAGAACAGTTCGTTCCCAAGCACCACCCAAGAATCAGCGTCCATGCCATCAAAAATGGTCCATGCGTCTGTGATGGTGTTTTGTGCAAGCTGATAATGACCCGAGCTTTTCGGGATGTTCAGGATCAGCATGTTTTGATCCGGGTAGACCGTCACCGTCCAGCCATACTCATTGAAGTACGAACTGATTTCCTGACTCACAAGGAGTTGAACCTTGTCCGTCCTCGCTGCTTGGCGATTGATTGCGCTTGAAAGCAGCCCCTTCGCTAGCGGGAAAAGCCCCGTCTCGCACAGCACCAACAGATCGCCACCAAACTTTGAATAGCACTTGCGCCCGACAGGCCGGCCGAGATAGAACACGCCGACAAGCGCCCAAGTCGCAGAGGATGACGGGTCAGTACCTCGATAGACTGCCACCTCGCCTTCGGAGGTCATGAAAACTGCATGGTCGTCCATGCCCATGCCGGCATCAAGCGTCCATGTCGCCATGAACATCAGGTATCCGCCACGCTGGAATACCGAAGAAAGATCAATCGAGTTTGCCGCCCCGCCGATGCTTTGAACCGGGAGATACCATGCCTTGAGGGTGTTCTTCTCCACCATGAACAAGCGGTTCTTGAACACGCAAGGGAGCACAAGATTCGAGGTCGTCACCCCCGTGATTGCAATTGGAGCCGATGCGCCTGTCACTGCTTGCCACGTTGCGCCGTTGTACAACTGGGGCGAATCAACCCCATTGAAGCAGTACAGGAAACTCCCTCCGGGAGTAACCATGTTCGTGTGCTGCCATTTGGCATTTGACAGGCCAGAGACGACCGCTGCACCGACAGCGCCCGTGTTCGTCACATCGTAGAAAGCGCTTCCCGACGCTGCGAACAGTTCATAGGCCCCGCTGCTTGGGTTGTAATCGAACAGGCTTTCAACGGCGGAAGGAAGGCCGGTCGCCCAATCCTGAAACCCTTTGCGCCCCATCACATCCGAGGTGGACGGCCACCAATTGGAGAAGATGACCGCATCCTTCGGGTCCATCGCTGCGATGGAATCCCGCACGTTGAGTCCACCCACAGGGGCGGGCTGATAGGAGGTGCGGGAGTCTTTGCTTGGGCGCATCTATCGACCGGGCCAGTTCCCGTCAGGGATGTTTTGATTGGTCAGGTAGATTGACCCATAGGTAGGGGCCAACGAGAGCTTCGGAGCGCTGCGGTCCTGAGCCTTTACGGTACTCAGAAGCGTAGAGAACTCTGCGCTCACCCCCGAGTTATCCAGCCCCTTGGCGCGAAGCCACAGCGTCTGCGTCCCGAGGATCATTAAAGAGTCATCGAATACGCAGGTGTCATCATCGGCCGTGAATGTGTACTTCGGCGTCCCCGTCGCGCTGATCGCCCAATACGAGGAAATGTACTCATACGCAAGAATCCCGCCATTGATCGAAGGCGGCGGATTCAGTTGCACCGATCCATCGATGATGCGGAATCGAAGCCTTGGGCCTGCGTACACAATCCCCGATTTGAAGGACTGCCATTCCTGCGAAGACTTCGGGCCGATCAAAGGCCAGCGGTTTGTGCGGTCCCACTCGGTTTGCGGAATCTGCCGCCCCCAATCCGCAGGCAGCGGATAGTTGACCTGGGCGAACGTTAGATCATTCGTGCCGGAGGACGTAGCCGGCATATTCAAAGTGACCTGCGTTCCCGAGTCGATTGATTCAATGGTAGAAAACGGCGTGATCCCCACACCGTTAACTCCCCAATTTGTAGACAGCCCAGAGGTGTCCGCTACCGTCACCTGATACGACCCTTGAACGGTTGTGCCGGATAGCGTCGTACTCTGGGTGATGATGAGCCCTTCAGTGTCGAGCTTCTGCCAATCGAACTGGCGCATCAGGTCATGACCCAGCCGCTTGATGAGCGCAAACATCTGGATCGTTTGATTGTTGGTCGATGAAACGACGGACGAGGGCTGATTCAACCCAAGTTCGGCGCAGACCTGTTGCACCAGTTCAAGTAGCGTCATGCTTCAACCGCTTCCTTGCGAGGCCGGCCACGGCGCGGTGCGTCGGCTTGCTCTGCGTCCTCCAGAGGCTTGACGCCGAGCCCGGCAATTTGATTCTTCAGTGCCGTGATCTGGTCTTCCAGCCGCTGATTCTGAGCGGCCAGTTGTTCGGCAAAAGAGCCATCCTTTGCGGCCTTTAGATGGGCCTGAGCCTTACGGCGGAGCTCGAAGCCGCCCATGCCGACTTTTTGCAGTTGGCCGTCAGATGCTTCTGCGAGGGATTCGACCGTGTGAAACCCGCTGTACTTCAGGGCCGCGCATTGGTCGCGCGAGACGGACGGCCATTGCTCGATGGCAAAGCCGTCTTGGGCCTGGGTGTTCCCCGCTTCAAACCTGCGCCATGCTTCGGCGAAGGTGATTTTGTCCTGATCGGTGACTTTCCGCTCAACAGTCGTTGTCAAATCACCCGGCACGGACTTTCGGATGAATGCAACTTCTTTGAAGACGGGATAGCCGACCTTCTCGGATTCCGCCGTGTAGTGGACGGGCCGATAGAAGAACTCGATGTTGAGATTGGACATTGTTGCTCCAGAAGATGGGAGGGGTTAGCCCTCCCTTGTTTCAGGCACCGGGGATATAACCCCAATCGGTGGTCGTCGTGCCAATGAGCATTGCGCCCTTGGCATTGGTCAAGGTGACTGCCGCATCAGCGGAGCCGCCATTGATTGATCCACCCGTGTAAGGGTAGACCAAACAAGGGTTTGCACCCCTGTTCATCACGGTGACCATCGCGCCG